GTTTGAGTTCTTGTAAAGTCATATCTATTTCCTCCTTTAAATTATGCACTCACTACCTGGAACTTAATTCCTGGCGTACCATCTGGCATTGTTGTGTATTCTACTGCCAGAAGAACCGGACCAACACTTGGTGCAGTTTCGCTAAGAGCAATCGCGCCCTCAGTACTAATACCACCATAGATGACAGCTGGGCTAGTAGCAGCACCAATCTTTTCTAATTTAGCGATAAGAGCATCATCATCAGCATACTGACCAGTACCGGATCCCTGATCATAACCAACACAGTTAGTAGTGAACAGTTCACCTACTGACAGGTATCCAAGTCTCGGAAGGAAAGTTCCTCTCTCTAATGCAAAGTCTTTCAGAGCATTAGCTCTTTCGTCATACATATGTTCTGTAGTATAGTTCAGCGCGATTGGCAGTGTTTCATCAGCTTCGCAGAATCTAACTGTTCTCGCAGTTCTATCTACAGCTAGTAACATTCCGTTTTCAGCAGGGACGTTGGCGAAATCAGTCGCATCCAGCGCGCACTGAGCTTCAACTCGTCCATCTCTACGGAAGGCTACATTATTTAATTCTAATTGACCATAACCGTCAATTGTCATTCTTTTGAAAGCCATAATTATTCCTCCAATAAATTATTTCTTATATTTACTAAGAATTGCTTCAATTCCTGTTGGATTAACATCCTTTGGAACAAAATCGTCCCCTTGGTCATTACTGAAAAGGTTTGGTTTTGATTTTACTAAAGTAAAAGCTAATTCCTTATCTAACTCTTCCTGTGTAAATTCATCAAGTCTCTGTCTATAATCTTCCAGAACTTCTGCATCAAGCTGATCAATGTATGCGTCAATAATCGCATTCTTTTCCTCATTTTCAACTTTCAGCATATAATTTTTTAATTCATCCAGCTGAGTATTCAGAGCTGTGTTTTCCTCAGAAATTTCAGTAAAGGAAGTTTTTACTGTTTCTAATTCTGTGCCAAGTTCTTCCTTTTCCTGTGTTAAAGTAGCAATTGTTAATTCTTGCTCTTCAATTTTCTGATTAAAAGTTTCCTTTTCAGCTTCTAAAGCAGAAATTTTTCCAAACTCTTCGTCAACCTTTTCATAAGTTTCACCGTTCATAACTCTCAGGTTTGTCAGAGCTGTCTTTTCAGCTTCATTAACATCAACAATATAAGCTACTTCTTTTTCTCCAATTTCTAATGAATCAGTTGCATCGTCTTTAGTATAATATACTCTTTCATAGTGTTTTTCACTCATATTAAATACTAATGCATATGGATCGTATACGTTTGTAATCATATAATCACAAACCCAACCGCCTTCTTCATTAAAGTTAGGATTAAGAAGTGACCAAATCATATTATATTTTTCATCATCAGAAATCTTAAATTTATCTAATGTCATTTCTTTTCCTCCCTTGTCTTTTTTAGCATCTAAATCAAACTGTTCAATTTGATCTAATACATTCTTCAAAGACTCAAATAAGCTATAAAATGCCGCGCCCTCAAAACAAGGCTCAACATTATCACCTAATGCTTGAAGTCCTAAAAAACTACCTTCGGTAAAAACAAAATACTTTTGTCCATTGATAAATTTCCATTCTCCATCAATAGAATCAGCATATAATTCCATTGATTGTGGTTTACCAATAATCTCTAAGGCTTCTTTTTTATAAATGCCAGTAAATAATAATACATCTACACAAGCATATTCTCTTTGGACTCCATCTTCGTCTAGGTGCGTTTCCCAAGCAAAATTAGGATTTTCAGGAACAATACCATAAATACGTCCTTCATATCTTTCTCTACCATGGTCAGTATAATCACCAGCCATGCTATCATAAATTCCTTTTACTGGAACATAAGATAAAGTAGAAACTAATTTTTCAGCAAACTCATCAGTTATAAAAGTACCATTTCTATTTGCACCCTTATAGAAAATTCTGCATCGTGCTTGAGAAAGTACATCATTATAGCTAGAAACGTCCCCATAGACAATAACAGAGAATTTAGACAACATATCTTTATTCACCGCCATTTCGTGAAGAACCTCCTCTATCTAATGATTCTTGATTGGCTGCAGTCTTATCACTCATTTCATCTAAATCTTTCTTCGGGCGCCCCACTTGACCAGTAGCATTACCTTTAGAAGATTCAGTAAATGAAGAGCTTAATGGAACTAATTTACTCTTCAAATCTAAAATGTCATTTTCCAAGTCTTTTAAATTACCTATTTCTTTTTGTGACATTCCCGTCGCAAGCGCCGGCAATAGAAAACTATATCCAGACTGAGCCAATTTTAAAGTAGTATCTATATACTTATTAACATTGTAATGAGTAATAGGTAAAATCATATATTTAAAACTAATATTTGAATTAGAATAGTTTTCGTTAATAATATAGGTTACAAATTGCTCTAACTTATGAGCGAATGTCATCATTAAAGCTAAGTCATTATTTAATGATGTTTCTAGCGCGAGGTTAGAATCAGTACCAAATAAATTACTACTTGTTCCAGACTCTGAATAAATATTATTCAATGCAGCTTGGAGAGATGCTGTTGTGCTGTCATTTGTCGTCTTAGAAACAATCGCATCCACATCGGCATAAGTAGTCAAAACACTAACATTCGGGTTAGACTTCATCATTGATACAGTACCTTTGTGAATTTCAGCAGCTTCATCTGGTTCAAACAATAGCCCACCATCTTGTAAATGAGGGATTTTCTGAACAATTATTTTTCTAATTTCTTCTAAATCTCTTTCCATGTCTGTTTCTAATGATTGCTCATATTTCATAACAGCAGGAATTACATTTAAAAACGATGGAATCCCATCAAGAAACGGAATACATACTCCAATTTCTGTTGGAACATACACCCATTTACTTTTTACTTTTCCATTTTTATAACGCCTATACCAATTAGATATGACACTTGGATAAACACGTAATGCTCCCTTCTTTGCTTCTTTGTCAAAAATGCTATCAAAGTAAGTTACATCAAATTCAATTATATCATTACCTTGCTTATCCTTAAATCGTGAAGTACAATAATAAGCTGGTAAATCTAACAAAGTAATTTTGCGTTTATCTACCGGCATTAAGATTCCGTAATAACAGCCATCGCGCAATGCACGTATTGCAATTTTTTCAAACAAAGATGGTAAGTTATTAGAATCAATAAAATCAATCGCATTAAAATACTTCTTCTGAATATATTGTTCGGAGAGATCTTTACCAAAACTTGGATTAGGTATAAGTAAACCAATATATTTCAAAATAGTTGCATAATGCAATATAATTCTACGATAAAATCCATCTTTTTCAAAATAGTTACGTGACAACCTAATTAAAGCATCTACATTTCCAGAGTCGATAATTCTTTCGACTTCCTCTAATGAGTATTCTCTAACTTTGTGATAAATCTTACTTGTACCCCAAGGATAAGCAGTAACATAAGACTTATCGTTTGTTGCAATCATATCTTTATACGCATTGGTAAAGGAGGTTAGTCTTTCTTTATCTATTGTTTGATTATCCATTCTTTCCTCCAGTGAAAAAAACTAAACTGCGGCCACCTAAACGATTTCTGCGATGCTTCTGAGCGTAGTATTCTTCTTCCAGTTCTTTAATTCTCCAAAGCCCATAAGAAAAAGATGAATATTTATCCTTAGGGAATCGAGAATTGATTCTTTCCAAAACAATATCCAAAGAAGCTCCAGTTCGTTTGAGTCGCAGATTGCTCATTTCTTCAAATAGTTTAGTAGTCATTTCATGTGGCATGAGTCTCTTTACTCTCTGCTCTACTGTCATTTTCTGTCCTACTTTTGTAGCTAACAATGCGCTCTTGGCATCTTGTTCTTTTATAAGGAAACGCACTAAACCACTAGTTAAACGAGAATAGCAATTACCATGAATTTTAGAATTCAATGGGCCATTTGCTTTAATTCCATATAGAATTTGAGGAGCATCTTTCGGCTGTATTTTTTTATAAACGTCATCATTTTTAAAACCATAAGCCGGAAGTATATTTCCCAATTCGTCATAATGTGGTTTAATCATTTCATCAGCTAAACCCAATCCCAAACCATTCGTATCAATCACGACTTCGCGCGGATTGAATAATGCAATAATTTTTTTCAAGTCAACAGCTTGTACTGCAAAAGGTTTGGTTTGTGGAGTTCGACCTAGGACAATTAGGTTTACTAGAGTAGAGTAAAATTTTCCTTTAGAAACATTGATTCTAAAAACACAGACAGCTGTCTGGTCGGAAATTCTACCCACGTCCACTGATATTAAGTAGAATTGTTCAGATTCTGGTCTATTAATTGCGTGAGTTTCTGGATTCTTTAACTTTCTATACTTAGTAAGTTTTTCATAAGAAAACCATGCATCTTCGCTGGAACCCTGCCATAAACTTAAATATTCAGTAGCAAAGGCTTCAGCATTATAAGATGGACTCATCTTTAATTTATTTATATATTGACGGTCAATAAGACCATGCATGGCGGGAAGCCGCCAATCGCATCCAAACATAAAAGAATGTTCTGGGTCAATAATTGCATTTTCAAAAGTATCAATCAATCTCTCATATGAGAATGAAGTTTTGCTACCAGCTGAAGTAGTAGCTATAATTTGCTGATTAGGTTCTTTTGGATTGACCGTATTATTCGGAAGTCTTCTCGACACATTAACCAATGGAATAACTACTGAGTTTATAGCTTCTTCATCACCATCACGAATTTCATCAATCATGCCGCCGTGTCTACGACCACCACGGGCCGCATCGCCAGCAAGTACAACATCAAGAACAGAACCATTCCTAAATCTTAACTGCACATAGTCCTTTCCATAGTTGCCAGGATAATCCTTTAACTCATATCCCATTACTTCTTTTTTTAAAAGTGGCCAATGGTCAAAAATTTCATAAAGTTTTTCTTTTGTAATCTGTGCAGCCTGTTGTTTAGTATTAGCACAAATAAACACTTTTCTCCCAGGAATAAACACACATTGTAAAAAGAAAGCTAGAATAGTAATAAATGATTTTGAAAACGCACGTGGCGCGGTTATAAACACATCCTTAAACCGCATGAGCGCCCGCAATGTCATTCTCTGATAAAAGAACAACGAAAACTCAGAATCAGCTGGCTTAATTATGTCTAAATAAATATCTGGATAAGCAGTAAAGAAATTAACCCATTTCTCTAAATCGTCCTTATTTCTCTCCAAATATTCATTAGTAATAACAGCTCCTTTCTCTAATTCTATACCGTCGCGCTCTGCACGTTCGATAAA